TTATTGATCTTGCAACTGAACTGTCGATAAACCTTATGGAATGGCAACGCTTCGTCTGTATTCATGGTCATAAAGTGCGTGAGGATGGTCGGTGGGCGCATTCTGAACTTGGACTTATCATGGCACGACAGCAAGGTAAGAGCACTTTGATGATGCTCCGGATCTTGACCGGCATGTTTGTTTGGGGCGAGGGATTACAACTTGCATCAGCTCACAGACTTACAACCTCACTTGAAACATTTAGACAGATTGTTGGCTTAATTGAAACGCATCCAAGATTGGAAAAGGAAGTAAAGAAAATCCGATGGCAACATGGTGCTGAGGAAATTGAATTATTTGGCAATAGGCGGTTTGTTGTAAAAGCTGCAAACAATGCAGCTAGAGGTTTGAGCAAACCTGAAACAATCCATCTTGATGAGTTGCGTGAATACAAGGATGAGGATGCTTGGTCATCAATGAGATATTCCATGATGGCTGCTAAAAATCCGCAAGTATGGGTTTATTCATCAGCAGGAGATCAGCATTCCGTAATCCTAAACAAATTGCGTGAGAGGGCGTTGGCTTCAGCTACAACCAACGATCCGATAGGTTGGTTTGAGTGGAGTGCAGAACCCGATGCTCCGATCTTGCTTCCGTCAGGCGAGATTAATTGGAGTGCATTTGCTCAAGCCAATCCATCATTGGGAATAACAATTCATCCTGATAACTTAAAAGCAGTTATTAATGATCCGCCGGATATTGTAAGAACTGAAGTATTGGCTCAATGGGTAGATACAATCAATTCAGCCATTGATGCACAAAAGTGGGCATTGTGTCAGACTGATCCGATACCTTTAGATCCTGAGAAGGAAACTTGGTTTGGATTGGATTTAAGTCCAGATCGTAAATTTGGCGCATTAGTAGCAACTCAGAAGTTATCAGGAGAAAGATTTAATTTAGTTTTACTCCATACTTGGTCAAATGATTATTCAATCAATGATTTAGCAGTTGCAAACGATATTGCACCTTATGTAAGAAAATATAATGTGCAGACTGTCGCTTACAGCAAAAGAACAGCTCAAGCCGTTGCCAGTCGGCTAGTTCCAGCGGGCATCCCAATTACTGACATGGATGGGGCTATTTATGCAGAAAGTTGTGATCGGTGGCTTGGGGCTATAAACAGCCATCGTTTGCAGCATGGTGGGCAAGAGGAATTAACTCAACAAACATTATCCGCCGCTAAATTGCCTTACGGAGATGGATCATGGATTATTGGCAGGAGAGCGAGCAGGGTCGCCGTTTGTGCAGCCGTTGCTAGTAGCCTTGCAACTTATTTTGCGACACAACAAGAAACGGAAATTGATATTCAAGTCGGATAAATTGCATTTATGGTATATTATGTGCTAATGGGATTATTTGATCGTTTTAATACAAAGCCAATAATTACAGCAACAACCGATGTGGCTGCATCTTATGCACCTTACAATTTACAAGCTGCTGTTGGCGGTATATTCTTTGGAACACAATCTGCAACTCGTGAGCAAGCAATGTCAGTTCCTGCTGTTGCAAGAGCAAGAAACATAATTTGTTCAACAGTTGGATCATTACCAATTGAAACTTATAATCATTTTACAAAAGAGCATATTCGACCAACAAAAGTTTTAATGCAACCCGATCCAAGAATTCCAGGGTCTGCAACTTATGCTTGGGTCGCAGAGGACATTTTATTCACAGGATTTTCGTATGGACAGGTTCTGGATTCCTATTCGGACAGCGATGGCGCAAGAGTTAGAGCATGGACAAGAATTTCGCCAGATAGAATTACATATCAATTAAACTACAATCAAACGGAAATTTTGTTTTATAAATTAGATGGTGAGGAATTACCTTTACATGGAACAAACAGTTTAATTGTATTTAATGGTTTGGATGAAGGTGTTCTTAATCGTGCCGGTCGCACAATAAGAGCAGCACAAGAATTAGAAAAAGCAGCTGAGATGTATGCCAAAGAGCCAGTTCCAACAATGGTGCTTAAATCAAATGGAACAAATCTTACTCCAGAGCGAATTACAAGATTGCTTGAAAGTTGGAAAGCAAGTAGAGCAACTAGATCAACTGCATTCTTAAATGCTGATGTTGAATTACAAGCACTTGGATTCGATCCCGCTAAATTACAATTAAATGAAGCCCGTCAATACCTCGCTTTGGAATGCTCTCGTGCGGTTGGTATTCCGGCAAGTTTTGTGTCTGCTGAAACCACCTCAATGACTTATTCGAACATGACAGCTGAAAGAAAAGCATTGATTGATTTTTCTTTACGACCAGTATTAACTGCAATTGAACAAAGACTTTCAATGGCTGACTTTGTGCCAAATGGTGTTGAGGTCAGATTTGACATTGACGATTTCTTGCGTGGATCTGCATTAGAGCGTGCGCAAGTCTATGAAATCCTAAACCGCATTGGCGCAATGAGCGTTGAGCAAATACAAGAGGAGGAGGACTTGATCCGATGAGTAAAAAATTACAGATCAATTTCCCAATAACACTAACTGCAGCCGATAGTCGGAAACGAACAATTTCTGGCACGATCGTGTCATGGAATGAAAAAGGCATGACAAGTGCAGGGGCAACAGTATTCAAAGAAGGCAGCATTGATTTTTCAAAGCCTGTCAAATTATTACTGGAGCATGACCGCACTCGACCTATTGGCAAATTAATTGACATTACAGCTGACGACAAAGGCATTCAAGCAACATTTAAGATTGCAGGAACAATTGCCGGAGATGACAGTATCCTTGAAGCAGCTGAAGGATTACGAGATGGATTTAGTGTTGGCGTAGTTGTTGATGATTTTGATGCCAACAAAGGAGTAATGACTGTTAAAGCATCTAGGCTCATGGAAGTCAGCCTTGTCGCTGAACCCGCCATTAACAGCGCAAGAGTTGAGGAAATAGCAGCTAGTGAAACACCAGAGAATTCCGAAGCAACCGCTGAGGAGCAAACAAAAACACAGGAGGACAAATTGTCTGACACACAAACAGCTCCTATCGCCACCGAAGCGGTAGAAGCAGCAAAGTCTGAGCCTGTGGCAATTCAAGCAACACAACCAGTTGCTTATACAAAGCCACGCTCACCAATTAACACACAGGCTCGATTCTTAGAGCACTCAATCAAAGCATCACTTGGAAATCGTGATTCTGCTGAGTGGGTAGCACATGCAAAGGCTGAGGATTCAAAAATCCTTACAGCAGCTGATGACAGTTTTACAACTAACCCAGCATTCAAGCCAATTCAATATGTTTCACAGGTAGTTGATACTCAAATTGGATCTCGTGGCGCAATTGATGCAATTGGAACACGCAGACTGCCAAATGCAGGTATGACTGTTTCAATTCCTAAAATTACAACTTCCGGATCTGTTGCAGAAACAGCCGAAGGTGCAGGACCATCCGAAACCGGAATTGTCAGCGCATATGTTGATGCCACAGTTAAAGCCTACAAGGGTTTGCAACGCTACAGCGTTGAAATTCTTGACAGAGCAGATCCATCTTTCTATCAGGCGATGTTGGAAAACATGCGCCGAGTTTATGCTCAAGCAACTGAGGCTGCAGTAATTGCAGAATTAACTGCTGGCGGAACAGCAGGAACTGCAACATCTGCTGATCTTGATGGAATTGTTGCATTCGTAAAGACTGAAACACCTGCTGCATATCTTGCAACTGGTGAGTTAGCAACACGCTACATTGCTGGAACTTCACAATGGGGATTATTAATTGGAGCGCAAGATTCATCAAAGCGACCAGTATTCTCAGCTGTTAATCCACAAAATGCTGCTGGCGCAGTTTCACCATTATCACTTCGTGGAAATGTAATGGGTCTTGACCTATATGTTTCAAACAAAGCAGTTTCAACTTCAATTGATGAGAGTGCATTTATTGTTGTTCCATCAGCTGTTGCAATTTACGAAAGCCCAGTATTACAACTATCAACAAATGTTGTTTCAACTGGCGAAATCGAAACAATGCTTTACGGCTACTTGGCTGTTAAGACAATTGTTGCCGGTGGAGTTCGCCGCTTTAACCTTACCTAATAAGTAAGTAAATTCATGCCTGAGGTTGCTCCCGATCTCAGGCAGTTGCTCTAGGGAGAACCTAAGGAGATGACATGCCAACCATAATTACAGCTTCCGAGTTGAGATCTGTGCTTGGTGTGTCATCTGCCTTGTATAATGACGCATATCTAAATCAAATAATAGATACGGCAGAATTGGTCATCCTGCCAATGCTTACAACATTCAAAAGTCCAATTCAAGCGACTTCATTGTCAGCCAATGTTGCTACATTTACCACACTAGGAATTCATGAATTTACCGAAGGACAATCAGTTGTCATCACAGGATGCGGAAGCCCTTACAACGGAACAAGAGTTGTGTTGGCAGATAATCTTGGACAATATACCTTTTCGCAATCGATCACTAATGCCGACATACTCGAGGCTAATGTCATCCCATCCGGAGTTGCTGCCCTTTCTGGCGGATCAACTTATGTTGGAAATGCAGCTGTTCAATCAGCCGTCTATACCGTTTCAGTCGAAGTTTTCCAAGCAAGACTTGCCGGCGGAGGACAAATCGAAGGAGTAGATTTTACAGCTACACCTTTTAGAATGGGTCGATCACTTTTCAATAAATGCGTTGGTTTGTTAGGTTCATATATTGACCCTGAAAGCATGTGTCAATAAATGCCTAATGAAACAATCCTTGAACAGATTAGAACACCTTTAGCAACTGCATTATCTACTGTTGCGGGAAATGTTTACGCTTGGGTTCCAGAGTCTATAATTCCCCCAGCAATTGTGTGCGTTCCAGATTCTCCGTATCTTGAATTTGAAACAATAAGCAAAACAAACATTCGGGCTAAAATTAATATGACGATCACAGTTGCAGTTGCATATAACAGCAATCCTGCATCGCTCGACAATATCGAGCAATTGATTATAAGTGTTCTGGCAGTCATTCCGGTTGGATACATTGTCAGCTCGGTTGAAAGACCGACGGTTACTCAAGTTGGTGCATCAACGCTGCTAATCGCAGATGTTCGAGTATCTACCTACTACACGCAAACAATATAAGGAGAAATCATGGCAACAGTCGTAATTACCGGTCGTGATGTTGGTTTATCTTTCACAGGTGGAACAGATATTCAAGCACAAGCGACTAACGCAGTATTAACAAAAGTTAATGAGCGTCAGGTATATCAGACCCTTGAGGGCGAGGCATACAAGACAACAAACATTTCAGGAACATTCCAATTGGATATGTTAGCTGATTGGGGTAAGGCAAATTCAGTTTGTGAGGCTTTATGGGCTGCTGCTGAAACTGCACCCGACACAGATATCAGCATGACACTTACAGCTGCATCAGGAGCACAATTTGTGTTCCCAGTAAAGCCAGAGTTTCCAACTGCTGGTGGATCAGGAATTGATGCTCAGACAGTATCATTTACATTTACAGTATCTAAGGGCGCAGTAGTAGAAACCTTTAGTTAAAAACTAGCAACGGGAGCAAAATGAAACTACCAATTACAATTGAATACAGCTCAGGCGAGCAAGCAACTTATATTGCCCAACCGCCTGAGTGGGCGAAATGGGAAAAGCAGACAGGAAATGTCATTGGACAAGCATCCGAGAAGCTGGGTATTTGGGATCTTATGTTTTTGGCTTATCATGCTCATAAGCGTGAAGTTGCCGGAAGCAAGCCAATCAAACCAATGGATATTTGGATGGAAACAGTTGCCGATGTAATAGTCGGTGATGCAGACCCAAAAGCCACAAAGCAGGAAGCCTAAACAGATTGTTGGTTGAGTTGGCAATTGCAACTCATATACCAATGAGTGAATGGGTTGATGCGGATGACATATTAACAGCGATCGAAGTATTGGAGGCGAGAAGTGGCAAATGAAACTATCGCATACAATAAAAATGATTTGCGTGATATTTACAAAGCATTCAAACTTATGGATGACCAAGCAACAGAGGAAGCAAGAACTCAATCTGCTGCTTTGGCGTATTTTGCATCAGAGGAAATTAAACAGGCAGCTAGGACTAGAACAAAGGCTGGCAAGGTTGCGGAAAGAGTCGCAGACGGCGTTAGCATCTCTAAATCAAGCAAAATTGGTGAGTTCCGTTATGGCTTCGCAAGACAAAAGTTTTCAGGTGGTGCTACTACGCAGACCCTATGGGGTGGCGTTGAGTTTGGTTCAAATAAGTTCAAACAGTTCCCTGCATATTCAGGACGGCAAGGCAGAGGTAGTCGGGGATGGTTTATCTATCCGACCCTTCGCAGAATTCAGCCTGAATTAATTAACAAGTGGGAAGCAAGTTTCGATCGCATTATTAAGGAATGGGTCTAATGGCTACCGGCAATAGAACGCTTAAGTTATCAATCCTTGCTGATGTTGATGATCTAAAAAAGAAGTTAGGCGAAGCTGATAAAGCCGTTGAAAGTAATTCAAGCAAGATTGCGGATTTTGGAAAGAAGGCTGCTGCTGCGTTTGCGGTGGCTGCTGCTGCTGCCGTTGCCTATGGCACTAAATTAGCCATTGATGGGGTCAAGGCTGCGATAGAGGATGAGCAAGCACAGTTAAGGCTGGCTAATGCTTTAAGAGAAGCCACAGGGGCTACTGATGAGCAAATAAAGGCAACTGAGGCAATGATCCTTAAAACATCTTTAGCGACTGGTGTTGCGGATGACCAGCTTCGTCCGGCTATGCAGAGGTTGGCGGTTTCAACAAAATCAACTGAGGAAGCGCAAAAATTATTAAACCTTGCTTTAGATATTGCAAAAGGTCGTGGCATTGAATTAGAAACTGTTGCAAATGCTTTGGGTCGTGCTCAAGATGGCAACACCACAGCTCTTGGCAGATTAGGTCTTGGATTATCTAAGAGCGAACTTGCTACGCTTTCATTTACCGAAGTTCAACAAAAACTTTCAGATCTTTATGGTGGAGCAGCAGCTACAAATGCCGAAACATTTCAAGGAAAGATTGATCGTCTTAAAGTTGGCTTTGATGAAGCAAAGGAAAGTCTTGGAGTTGCTTTATTGCCACAGGTTGAAAAGTTTATTGGTTTCTTAAATGAAAGTGGCATCCCCGCTCTTAATGCATTTATTGCAGGATTAACTGGCGATGAAGGATTAACTAACTCCCTAAACCAAAGCCAAAAGGGTGCTGAATCATTTGGTAAAGCAATTGCTGTGGTGGCTGGAATTATTTCAGGATTTATTACATTCGTAAGAGAAGCAATTGGCTTATTGGTTGAGTTTGCAAACCAAGCCATTCGAGTTGTTAATTTAATCAAACCCGGAGCAGACATCGGATACATTCCGAATCCGTCAAAAACTGGCTCAATGCTTGGACAAACCCCGTCAGTTCCAAAATCTAATTTTACCTATGGTGCAGGAAATCCAACTGTGATTAATAATGTTTCAGTTCAAGCAATTGATTCCGAAGGTGCTGCGAGAGCCGTTGCAAAGGTGTTAAATGACAGCGCATCGAGATCAGTTCCACAGCTGTATAACAACGGCATTAAAGGAAACTAATGACAGTCTGGACACCTGACTGGAAATTGATTGTTGATGGGGTTGATTACGAAGATATCACAGTTTCAGATATAGCCCATCAAGCAGGTCGAGATGATATTTACACTCAACCGAA